ATCCCCTTGTGGATCGCGTCCGGGTCGGAGTCCGTACCCTTCGCCTGAGCACCGATCCCCGAGCGGTCGTGGACGCCGGAAATGTTCGGCGCGGTGCCGTTGCCGACTAGGACCTGGAGGTCGAGCCTCTGAGCGATCATAAAGCGGAGCCGCTGGTCGATGATCGAGCGCATCTGAGCGACGTCCTCCAGGACCTCATCGGTCGCCGGGAGAGAGACGCCGATCTTTCGGACCTCGCTCGACTGCTCGGTAAACACGAGCGCGGCCTCGGCGATCGCGGCGTTCTCCGCTGCCTCGGCGGCGTTGTTGGTGAAGGTCGTCTCCTCCATAAAGAGGACGGTCGACTGGCCCGTTGGGAAGGCGGGGATTACATCGACGACCTGGGGCGCGGGCCTCTGAGCGTCGAAGATGGTCCGGCCGATCCGGGTATCCTCGGGAGCCCACCCGGCGGCCGTCGTGAAGTCCGTTTTCACGAGGTCCATCGGGTCGATGTCGATTTTGAAAGTCCGGTGTTTTGACTCGCCGAGGAAGCGACCGTCGTCCGAGTACGCCTTCTCCATGAAACCGTCCCGAACCGCTTTCAGCGCGGCGGGCGTGCTCATGGAGCCGTCTTTCGCCTCGCCGGGCTCGGTGGACTTGTGGACGATCGTCCCGACCGCCGCTCCGGCCTTCTCGCGCTCGTCGGCGTTCTGGCGCTTAATCCCTCGATCTCGAGGAGCCCCTGGAGGCTCTCCTGGAGCGTGTCGAGCTCGGTCGAACGTGCCTTCACATCGTCGCGGAGCTCGGAGCCGGAGCCGTAGCTCGCGACCTTCACCCTTGACGCGTCGAGGCCCTCGCCCGCTTGCTCGAATATCTCGTGGAGTTCGTTCCGCTTTTGGGCAAGAACTCCGCGAGCGTCCTTGATCGCTTTTGTGTCGGCGATGGGATCGGAAAAGGTGCTCATGTCGATGGGGTCTCCTGTTCGAGGTTTCGATAGAATCGGGATCGGAAGGCCGCGAGCTCGTCGGCGACGATCTCGGGCTCGTCCGCTTTGAGCACTCTCTCCAGGGCGTCGGCTCCGGTCTTCCCCGTCTCCAGGAATCCGTTGACCGCGTCCCGTTGTGCAGCGGATAAGGTTCGGTCGTTTTTGATTCGGTTCTCGATCCGAGCGAGAGCCCGAGACGAGAACGCGGCGGAGTCGGCCGTAACGATGGCCGCCTCCTCCAGGAACGAAATCGGCTCGCCCTTCGCCACGAGAGGCGGGGCGTCAATGCCGAGCTCGGTAAAGTGCTTGGAGAGGTGGGTATGCTTGGCGGCCCGGTCGGTCGCCTCGCCTCGGGCGAAGTTGAGGACGGCCGACTCGACGAGGAGCTCGGCGACGGGAGGCGTTCCCTCGTGTCGACAGTCGTCCGACTTAACGGCGAGCATCCCGGTCTCCTCTCCCGCGCCCCGGAGGACGAAGGAGAACTCCCGAGGGTCGGTTTTTATGATCCGGCGGACGGAGCTTTTCCCGTCCTCTGCATTAACGATTTCCTGCTTTGTGACTCGGAAGCCCCACGAGAGCTCCTGTCCGATGCCGCTATCGACGAGGGCCTTGACGGTCTCGTGGGCGTCGCGGCCCTTCGAGCTCTCGGTAATAAATCGGCCGTCGATCACGCCTCGGGATTTCCCGTCAATCGTCGCGTGCTTAATCACGCCGAGGGCGACCGGCATCGAAAATGAGTCGTGCGCCCACAGTCCGGCGAGCTTTGTCCCGACGGGGAGGGCGGAGCTCTCGACGATATCTTCGTCCTTATCCAGGACGCCGAACGTCGAGACGATGGCGGAAAAGTCGCCCTCCGACTCGGAGTCAGCTTTTTTGAGCTCTAGCGGGACCTGGAGGACCTTTTCGTCCACTCGGATTCCTTCGAGCCCGGTGTCGGAACGGGCGGGGGGAGTCGTCGGTTACGGGGAAGTCTAGAGGCGTCTCGTAAACCTTGTCAAACATCTAGGCGAAGTCTAAGACTCGGGGCGGTGATAAACCGCGCTAACGTAAGCGTTCGCTAAATCAACCCGGAGCGCCGGTGATATGGCGTCTAAAAGCGGTGATATTTTTTGCTCTAGGACGGAGTGTATCGGAATGGTGATATATCACCGCTCCGGGGCCGAGAGGCCGGTTATCGGCCTTTTTCGATGTTTTCGGCTTTTGGCTAGGTGTTGTCCGAAGAATCGGGGTCCCGAGGGATCAGTCGATAGGCCCGGAGCCCCTCGCATACGGCTTCGATCGAGGCCTCGTCGTCGGCCGTTACCCTGAACCTAATCGTAAGATCGGCGGGGGCGTCGGCGTTTGCCGTGAGGGTAATCGAGATCACGTCGGCGAGGTCGGAAGCGGAGAGCCCGAGGGCGGTTCCGATCTTCCGGCCGATCTCCCGGCCGCTTATCTGGTTCAAGAAATGTCGATATCCGGGACGAAGGTCCGAACGCAATTCGGATGGGCGATCGGGTGCGACTCCGCCTCGGCCATCGTTCGCCGTGTCCCGTTCGCGAGGTCCGGGTCGTCGTGTTTCGTCCAGCCGCACCCCGGCCCGTCGTGGATTAAAACGGTCGAGAGCCCCGCCGCCCGGTAGGTCTCCAGCGCGGCGTTCTGGTCGGCGATCGCGAGCTCGGTCCGGGCGATCGCCCGAGATCGTCCGGCGTATGTCTCATTAACGACGTCGCCGATTAACTCGGCCGCCTGAGCATCCGAGAGCCTTTCCTCGAAGGCGCGATCGAGCGCCCGCTGGACGGCGGACCGGGTCGAGGTGTTGATATGCCGGATACGATCGCCCGAGGTCGAGAGGAGGCGGGTTAGTTGAGCCGAGGGAGACTGTAGCGCCTCGCCGCCTATGAGTCCGGCGGTGAGTCCCGAAGCCGAGAGCGTGATCGCTTCGGAGTGAGGGAGGATGATCCGGACGAGGAGATCGGCGTCGGCGTCGGGGATCAGGGTCGCGGCCGTGGGAGCCGCCTTCGTTTCGAGCTCCAGGTCCTCGCGGACCACGAGGCGCGGAGCTAGGAATTCGCGCCGAGCTCGGTCGGCCTGAGCCGCGAAAAATCGTTCGAGCTCAGGGACGAGGAGGCGAGCTCGGGTCCGCACGGCCCGCCGACGCCTGGACGAGAAGGCGAGGAGGCGAATCCGTCTTCGGCGAGCGGATAGCCGGGTGCGCGTTACCACGGCCTAGAGCGCCATCGCCAGTTGACTCATACGCTTCGCCGCGATTTCGCAGTAGCGCTCCTCGATCTCGATACCAATTGCTTTGCGGCCGAGGTCTTTGGCGGCCCGTAAAGTGGTGCCGCTGCCCATGAAGGGGTCAAGGACGGTTTCGCCCGGGTCACTCCATGTCTGTATGTGGCCTGACGCCATCGCGTAGGGCATCGGCGCAGGGTGTCCGTCGGGCCCTTTAGACCCTTCGTTGTGGATATTCCACCAGTTGTAACGAAGCCCCACGGGCGGTACTAAGTTGCCACTGCCATTCTTTGCCACAGTGGATCCATCTCGCAAGCGATCCGTCCCGTGCACCTTGCTTCCCGCCCACTTATTGCGGCGGTCCTTGATCCCATTAAAATGCCGAGGAGCGCCCTTGCTAAACACGAACATGTATTCAACGCCATGAAGATAGCGGTTGGCGTCAGGGAAGGTGACACCCTCCGACACGTAAATCATGGTGTCGTGAAGCCTCATGCCGCACTCATCAATCATGTGAAGCGCCTGCCGAAACGATAATCCTGTTTCGCTCCCGTCTATTACTTGGTCGGCTACATTCCAAACTATGACGCCACCATCCACCACGCTATCCGAAAGCGCCTTTAGCACGGCTTTCCAGTCCCCGATACCATCGTACCCGCGGATATCCCCGTAAGGAGGGCTGGTAACAGCCATGTCGAACTCGAGGTCGAACATGATCTCCCGACAGTCGCCGTGGTATATCTGGACCGCCTCGTCCTCATAGTAGGGCGTCATAATTGATTCTCCTTACCACGGGGCGAACAGGATCACGCCCGACGCGAGACCGGCCCCGAAGCCGACCAGGAGCGCGGCGAGCGATAGGCCGAGAGCGTGTCGGGCGTTCATAGGTTCTCCTCCTGGACGGGAGTCGGGGGAGCCTTACGCGCCGTTCTGGTGGGCGTGCTCCCTGTCGAAGCGGGAGGCGAGCCCCTTTAGCTCGGGGAAGTCCTCCAG